CTTTCCATAGGATTAACCTCAAATAAATGTAATTATCGTCATCTAAATATTTAACAAACCCTAACCATTTTGCAAAATCCAAAGATCGTTTGTTTTTCTTACTAATCCTTGTAATTAATATATTACAAGAACTCTCTTGTTTAAATTTTCTTATTCCTTTTAACAATATTTCTTTAGCAATCTTACCTCTAAACTCTTCTAAAAAAGCTACATCACAAATACTTATATCATCTGTTATTTGCCTAAACGCGCAAAACCCAGCAACCACACCAAAAACATCAAATAAATAATATGTAATTCCACTTGCTACTAAATCACTTTCTGTTACATCACCTTCTTTATCAATAATCCATTCTTTGTAACCATCTTTATTAATTATTTCAGCTATCATTGCTAAATCGTTACGTCCATCTTTTATGGAGATCATTGTTATTCCCAAACAACCGCTTCCAAAGCGGCTAGTACATTAGTTATCAATGTATCTAAGCTAGAAATATTACTCTTCTCTAGTGCTGTAGCATCTGTATCGTAATTTGCATCTTCCGAAGTCTCTCTAATCTTATTTAGAGTTACTGTACAGTGCATTATTTGCAAATTAATTTCTTTTTTCACATCATTTAACGATAAAATCAATGTATCTGGTCTACTCATATAAATTACTCATGCGTTATGAAATGTTAAACAAAATGATTGGAACCCCGACGAACCACTGCCGGTAAAGTTTCCAGTTCCGTTATATATTTTTAGCGCACCATGCGTATCTAAAGTTAATAAGGACGGTGCGCTTGCATTTGTCCCATTATCGACTGTTCTTGGAATAAACATATAAAGCGTTTCGCTACCAGGATAATAAGGAGCCGGAAGTGTAGCACTAATATAAGATGCTGTTGTTGCCGTAGCCGAACAAGACGGAAACAAAATAGTAACAACACTTCCCACAATTTGAATTTGCAATTCTTTAGTTTGGCTAGCCGCCCAAATACCACTAAATGCCACATTGGATTTAACAGAATTATATTTACTTAAAGTTGCCTCGCCACTAAGAATTAAGCCAATCATTGAAAGACGACCAGTTGATCTTTCAAATGAAAACTTAGTATTTCCACTATCGTCATAAATTTCTAAATTAGAACCACCCCAACCAAGAACTTTCCCTCCGGACGTCTGGCACAACCATCTATTATTATGGTCAAGCGATAATACCGGTGTAGCTACATCATCTTGTAAACTTACCGCCGTTCTTCCGCTAGCATCGCGTTTAACAATAGTATTTACTGTATTTAATGCTGTAGCGTTTGATGTATCTGTATACGCAGTACCCCAATTAGTTTCCTGGGTTGAGGTTGGTATAACATATCCTGTAGTTAAACTCAAAACACCTGTAGCTGTCGTATAAGTTAATCCAGTTGCAGTTTCGCTAAAAGATGCTCTTGCACGTGCATCGGTGTAATATAAATTAGTATTTTCAGGGACAATACTTGTATCAAGTGTTTGCCAAGTTTTATCGCCGCGCCAATATTGGCTGCTTGTACCTGCGGTTACTGTTGGCTCCTTACCATTTAATTGCGTCTGTATATTAGATGTAACGTTATCTAAGTAAGATAATTCTGTGCTAGATACTAGACCGGTTGTCAAATTACCGCTAGCATCGGTCACTATTGCTGAATGAGCCGATAGACCGGAACTTGTCACCGATGCTAGTTCTTTAAATTCTCCTGTAGTTACAGAACCAACTGTTTTTTTAAAACAAGCCTTAAATTTATCCGTAACATGATCGTAAAGAATTGCGCCTATTGATTTCTGGCTCTCCAATCTAGTAATATCCGTAGTAGATTGTTGAGGAACAATAACCCCCTCGTTTGAAGCATTCTTTTGCAATTCAGAAATTAATTGCATAAATATTTGCTGCCACTCGTCAGTTAAGGCACCGTCTTTATTTACTATTTGCGATGTAGAAAAATTTGGTATGTTCATTGATATATCGCCACTATGCCATCATTAACTACAAATCTACTAGTACCCCAAAATCTGAACTGGGGAACGAATTCGTTGCAAAAACCTAAATTAAAATATACAAACTTATTCTGTCTTTTAGATACTGGTTGTAACCACATCCCCACAGAATTACCAAAACTAACTCCTCCATCTCTCGATAAAGATAAGTCTACTCTCGGGGTCAATGCTTGTATCGTGTCCCATCTAGTGCCATTCCAAACTATTTCGCATGGAACAAATGATTGCCCAGTATTTGTCTTAGTTGGATCGTTATCAGTAACGCTTAAAGCCTCTACCGTATAATACCAACCGCTAACAGGTGTTCCTGCTACTGGAAAATCAGCAGAAGTATTTATTGCTCCTTTATACAAATTAGGAACCGCAAACAACGACTCCTCGTTTTCCATACCCTGCTCTATAATAAAACTTACGCTATTAACAATAAATTGTGATGCGTCATGCTGTCTGACACCATCTGGTATTATAATTCTTGGTATTTCCTTACCATCAAAAGTAGTGTATGTGCTATCTGATACATACAAATTACCATCATTAAAACTAATGAAGTAATATTTATTGTTAAAATAAGCCATGCGCTTTGCTATATGGCAATTCATGTATTCATCACATAGAAAATAAAACTTCTGCAAACTTATATCGTAAATCAACGTGAAATTATCTTCAGCTCCTGGGAATGTTAGCTGGTAGAACAAATGCCCATCTTGTTTAAATAGAAAACCATAAGCATTCTTTGGGTTTTTTAGTTGAGCTAATTTATAGTTAATTCCATCATTAGATATTTGCGTAGCATCTCCACCAGTACTCATTAAAATAGTAGGACCTGATTTCTCATTTACTCCAAGCCATATAATGAACGAGTCACCAGCGGCAATTGTTGAGGCGTTCAAACAACCATAATCTATATTAATCGCGCTACTTCTTTGATATGGGAATAATTGCGATCCAACATCTTGCCATATTTCAGTAACGGTTGATCCCATAACGAATAAAACACTTCCTCTGCCAGGAAATCTTACACATGCAACAGGATTATCAGGCTTTGTTTGGAATCCACCCTTATCAAGAGCCGACCAGCTTAATCCATTGTTAGGTGCCGACAAATGCCAAGCAGGACCGTTAGTATCTGGGGCTATGAAATATCCATCTTGGAAATCTACGTAACCAGGGGTAAAACCAAGCGTTGTTGAGGAAACTTTAGTGAAAGTACTTAATTTGTAGTCATAAATATATATGTCTTTCTTATCACAAATAGCTATCTGGCTGGCATCATTTTCAGCAATAAATACATCGCCATTAAATGTATCTAAGGCACCAACCTTTGTTACAAATAAAAAAGAATCTATTATATAAACGTTATTATCTATAACAATAATCAAATGATTAAACTTGGTGCTATTGAAAATACCGCGACCACGTCCAGAATCTTCAATAGTATCAGCTTTTTTATAACCAGCGTAATTTACCATCCATCCATCGGTTTGAAACATATTATAAACTTTCTGGGTAGATATCTTTGGATAACGACCAAATACGTTGGAGCAAACCATCTTTAGTGGCAATTCATTTAATGTTTGCGAACGTTTAGCCATAAGTTTACGGTCTCCATCCTCTTGAAAGGTTTACATCACCATAATTTATCCCTGTTTCATTAGTTAATGTAGAAAACTTGGTAATACGTAAATCTATTGGGCTAACATCTTTTAGTTGCGCTTCAATATCGTCTAATTTCTTTTGCGATTGTGGCTGCAAAGAAATATTATATTCAGAGCAAATATATTCTGCTAACGCATAGCGCATGTATTCAATATAAAAATGATCGTAAGTTAACAATAAATCAGTATTTTCAGTAGCTATTTCCGTTAATCCAAGTTTACCCCATAATTTCATTGGATAAGCAGTATCTGGGGAAAAGTGAATATATACGATAGCCCCACCTTTACATCTTTCCATGTGCCAACTAAATGGCAGAGACTGGATATTATCTGCACGTGCAGAACCAAAATAAACGTCCCTCGATACCGGAATCATAGAATATCTAACCGAATCTATATAAAAAGTTAAAGTTTCTGCATTTAATAAATTAGCTACAAGATACTTTTCCTGCCCAACAACAGCGTTTATAGGAACTTCCTGGTAATATGGAATTAACGTTTGATGTATCGACTTCACAGCAAGAAGCGCATTTAACAAATCTAATCCGTCAGCTAATTGCTCACCGGACACGGACTGCAATGTACGAGCAACAATCCCTGATAAATAATATGCGTTTGTAATGAGCTTTCTTGCTGTATAAGCCATATTTCACCTAATGATTATAATCTATCGGTAAAACCTAAGATTAAAGCATTCAAGCTACCAGAAGCGGTAACTTTATACTCGATCGTTGGAGCAGCGGTAACTAACTTAGAAACTACGCTCAATTCTTGCGAAGATTTCTTGCTAGCAACGGAACCGTACATAACAGCACCATTTGTAGCTGAAGAACCACCAGAACGAAGATAAGCGGCATCACCAGCAGCATTTGGTACTAAATCTAACTGCAATCTAACGAGTACGTCAGTTACAGCGGGGACTTTTTCAGTTAAGGCAACAGCAGCAAATGTTGCTGATGTTCCAGTTGATAAAGCAGCTACTGGTTCATCATAAGCATATTCGCGAACTAAGCCATCACCGCATACCTCTAGCAAAATGAAATGGGTACCGCTGTCACTAAACGCCCAGCCAATACGGCGGAAAATGTTATATCCGCTTGGTAGTGTTGGCGCGGTAGCTGATAATGAAAGTAATGCAACAGGAGTTTCAAATCCAGCATCATCACCAATTAAATGTACTGCATAACATTTGCTAGCAGCAAATGTGCCTGTGTCAATACCATTTACACCAACTACAGCCGCATTAATTGTTGCAGCGGCAGCTAATGTCATATCTATGGTATTTGTTGAATCGCGGCAGACACCAGCGGCTACTGTTAAAGTAGTATTTGATGCCCAAGCCACTTTCAAACCAGAAATGTTTGAAAAAGGATAATTTACAATTTGTTGACGACTCATATATTTAATCTCCGATTATAATGGGAATAAAACGCGCATTGAATATTCAGGAACCAAGGTTTTACCCCAGATTGCATCATGTATGAAACCACGTTCATTCATACCAAACCTAGAACCGTAATACATACGAATAGAAACGCCAGATTCATCATCTGCTTTATTAGCAGTTGGGAATGGGATTTCTTCCGGCAATCTTGGCATGGCTAAAAATAACGAGTCACCAGATGTAATCAAACCTGCTCTATGACTTGGCATGATTTTAATCTTCATACCAGCAACGATGTTATGACTGATATTTTGATTAGCTGTAGCGGTTGCGCATAAGCTTGGAGCAATCGACAATACAACGGTTGTTCCAGATGCAGCGGCGTTAGCTGTCATTCTGATTTGAACTGGATTAGCAGACTCTTTATGGCCAATAAAGGTTAAATAACGTAAGTTTGGTTGACCGGAAACACCATCGGAAAATTGACCAACGTCATTAGCTTTAATAGCATCAGAAACACCAGACAAAGAACCATCACAAGTACAGGTAATTTGAGTGATATTAGCACCTGTAGGATCATCGGTACTAACAACAGTTAGTGTTTGAATAGCAGCAGACGCGCCATTACCAACTGAACCAGCAGTATGAATAGGCAACAAGTTAGATTGGTACCATTCGCAATTACTGAAACGACCTAATTCCCAAGAATTTGCAATTTCGTTATTGCGGTTTAAAGCGAACTGGCTTAAGCCACTATTTACTATTCCTGGAACGATAATATCTGACAAATAACCACGAACATTGTCTTTAGCCGCACCATAGTTACGGAAGTAAGATAATGCAGTAGCTAATTGGTTATATGAGTTAATAGCAGTTACACCATCACCATAAAAACGGTAAGTGTTATCAACAATTGTGCTGGCAACGTCAGCTTCTACTTGCGATCCAATTTCATATACAGCCGATTTACCAAATTTTTCCATGTATTCTTGTACATTGAAAATAAATTGCTGTGCGCTGAAAGCATAGGCAGTATTAACAGCTTTATCTACTGTTAACGAATGGACGCGTTGCTGTGAATTTTGAAATGCCGCAACTAATG